TTCATTATCAATGTCTTCTAAAAGACTGATGAACAGTTGTTCACGCTTAATTGGTTTCAATGTGTCGTAACCACCACCCTCAACGAAAATCCTCAGTCTACGTGCCTCTTGAAATAAAAGTGCTTTAGCTTCATCTTCGTATTCATTATATTTCCATGGTGGGGCTGTGTCTGGTATTAAAAACTTTACCCCTACATCATATATATTCTTTAAGACAACTCGCAAAGGTTGACTGTCATTTTCTTTGAGCCAAGCAACCTTTTCGCTCTTAGAGCCAAGTGTTTGTACGTGATTTACGATTTCTGAAATAGATCGTCTTACTGCCATATTAAAAATCCTGTATGTCTGAAACTAAGTTCTTTAGTTTTTTAGTTATAAAAAAGTTAAACAAATGTTGACGTCCAACTGTTTCTTCTTGGTTAAATTCGTTTATGATCATATCTTTATAATCTTGTGGAACTTGTTCCAAGTCGATCATCTGTTTATTACGATTATATCTTGCAAGAGTTTCATCGTCCATATTCTCAGTAGTACCTCTATACAAACCCATACGCTTCTGCGTCATAGGCTTCTGACGTTCTCCTACAGCTAAGCAATTGTCAGCCGATAGGATATTAGGTACGCCATCACCGCTATCTCCCTTGATGATATGTTCTTCAAGGAACTGTGATGGGTTCTTATCACTTAACCAACGCTTACGGATAGGATCGTACTGATCAACGTTTGCGTATGTCTGCAACTGAATGAAGTCTTTATCAGCCGACAGAATTAAGTATTTTTCAGCACCTGTATTCATTGTCGTGCCTTCTTTGTGTATAATAGTACCAATAATATCGTCTGCTTCACAATGATCAATATGAATGACCTTGTATGGGAAGAACTCACGCATTTCATCACGAATGACGTTCATTGTGTTAAACACTGCACCCCAATCAAGATCAGATTTATCTCGTGTCTTTTTGCGGTTAGCTTTGTAGTATGGATACGCTTCACGTCTCCATGTATTCTTTCCGTCAGCACAAATGATTATTTCACCATAGTCTTTGTGAAACTTCTTTCTATTCATTCTGACAGAGTTCAAGAACATGTGACGAATGACGTTTTCATCAATGTCAATGTTCGTATGATTACCTATGCTCGAAAATAGCGAGGCTAAGATAACCTGATTAAAGTCCATTAGGATTGCCATAATATTTCTCTTTATTTAGTTGTATAGACCATTTTAGTCTATATCTTCCTCATTGTCAAGTGTTTTATCAATTATATCTACGTGAAAGTCTTCAATGTTAAACGCATCACGAGCAAATTGCTGTAATGGATGCTCTATACCTTGAGTCTGTAGATGTAATGATTTTATTGTTTCTAAAATAAGAACTAGTGCTGGAAAAAATTCATCTGGGTCTTCACTGAAGTTACAACCACTTCTAATAAGTTCTGTGAGTACGGTTTGCCAAATTACTTCTGATACTTGTTCAGAAAGACCAAATCTAAAATCGGTAATTTGGTTTTCAAGATCGTCCTCAGAGGTGGGTGGTGTACCCATCCTCTTCATTTTAGGGAATTCAATTATATCAGCCATTCGCTCTCAATTCTAGTAAAAGTTTTGTCCAATTACTTTTGAAGATATCAATGTTATGTGGGTATAACTGACACCTATCAGTATTCGTCATCTTATGAATAAAGTCAGGGTCATTCTTTTGAATATCCAATACTTGTTTAGCATAAGCATAAGCAATATTAGCATGTGCAGACTTATCTTCATTGTAGTTATACTGAATTGTAGCATTTGCGCTTGTTTCGCTTAAAGCACCAAGATTAGGGTGAATACATAGAACACCACAACGAATGGCTTCGATCATTGCAATACAAGATGTTTCTTGCCAAATACATGGATACAAGAAGATGTGAGATTGCTTGAGCGCTTCCAAAACAGTACCATTAGGCTGTGCGCCATGGTATGTAATGTGTGGGTGATCAGTCAATTCCATGAACGTTTCACGGTATGGTTCGTCTCTTTGTTCCCACCCATAGATGGAAAAAGATGAGAAGACATCTAAGTGGATATTGTCATGTACCTTAGTCAGTGCGTCAAATACTGGATAGAGCAATTCTAAGCCCCTGTGAGGCGTTGTATGGTAAATAAACCGAATTTGTTCAGTAGATTTCTTACGTGGCTCATATGTCGTTTCTATGGCGTTCTGAATGATAGAACACTTAGAGAAAGGAATGCCATACATAGCATTGTATTGGTCACGTTGCCATTGAGAAACAAAAACAAAATGGTCAAACTGTTTCCATTTTTCGTTGCGTAAAATAGTATTTTCTGGGTCTTGAGCCAAGTCATGGCAATATAGAATATTCTTATTAACATCTGCTGGTACATGTCTTGGTCTTGAGAAGTGAATAGCAACATCACTTAATAGTTCAGAGTCCACGTTGTCTATCAGACGCTTACGCATCATTTCTGTACCACCATTTGCGTTTTTGGATTGTTCGCTCTCGACAACATTTCCTTTATGAATCATGCTCATTATTAATTCTCCGAATTACAATAGTTTAAAATCAGTTACAGAATCCCAACGAAATGAACGCCAACCTGGAGCATTCACATCATACACCACGCAAACTTCTTCGTTTACGGCGCGAACTTTTTTCTGTGTAAGGGGTTCGTCTTTTTTGGCTGCTGGAAGTACGCTTTCCATGAGTGTACATTGCATTACACGCACATCACCATTTTTCTTGGTGAAGGTTACTTCGCAAGTTCTTTCTTTTAAGTTGGCAATGATACCATCTTTATAAGCTTGTCTAACTGTTTCCATAATGTATCTTTCTTTTGTTCAGTCAATTATTTATGCCTCAAACACTACCAATTTTAAGTCTATGGTTAAAACTTTAAAAACTACTTCTGATGCGTCTTTAAGTGGGTCTATTCGTAAATTAGCAATAAACCTATCCACAAACTGCAATTCTTTGTCGTGTTGTGCCGCTATTTCTAGTCCTTCAAAAAATGTTTCGACATCATAAGGGTTCTCATAGAATGTCGATGTAAAAAGCTTTGCCTTTGGTTTGGCGTTACGCTCTTTCTTTGATTTTGACATTTGTTTCCTCTTCATATATACAACTTAGTGCGTTATTTAATTCAGCAACAGTTCCATTATTGTGTATTCTGTACGTCCTTATATTAAACTTGTGATCTAGTATGTATTTATTGTCAATATCTGTTTTGTGAGAATTAACATATTCTCCTACTATTTTACCATCAAAATACCTACGACTATCTATGGAATAGTCACAGTCATCTCTTGTAAGTTGCACAAGAACGAAATTGTCTGAACCGATTTTATTTATAATTGGAAACAGTTCGTGAACAAAACCACCATCAGATATTACATAATTGTTTTTTGGGTCTACTTCTTCTGCAACCTTCTTACCAAAGTAATCAAGACCTTTGCGAGGTTTTATCACTTTTTCTGATGTGTATATCATAGCCTCACGGCGTGACATGCCATCAAGATGCGCGGAAGGACTTTCTTTTACAGTTCGATTATCATAGTCTTGCATGAACCATTCTTCACTAACGTCGAAATGTTTGAAAGTTTCTTTGAATAGTTGATATTTAAAAGATAGGTGTTTGAACCCTTTAGCTTTAAAATAATCAGCCGCGCAATCTTTTCCAGATGCTGGAGGTCCGTTAAATAGTATAATCATTATAAATTCGTCACTTTCTATTTTATATTTCTATTAGGATACACTATTCTATCAGAAATGTCAAGTCTTTTACATGGCTTCGATGAATTTTGCAGTTGATTATGCCATTGTAATAATCATCACGTAACAGTACATCATGTTCAAACTGATACTTAGCCTCAAGGTAGCCAAGTTCACCTTTCTTCATACATAAGGTTAGTATCTCCCTGTGGAAGTTATCAGCGCCTTTTTCTTCAAGCATTTCTTTTACTGCATCAGATGAACCGTAATAGGTTTTCCAATCCGACTCTTTTATAACAGTACGCCTACGCTTATATCCTTTTAGAGGGGGAAGCTTACGAACAGACTTCAACAGTTTCTTTCCAACGTATTTCATTCCGTTAGATTTGTCTGTGATTAGATACACGAAACCAATGTATTCTCCAATCATTTCAGAAGTGAATTCCTCACCCTTGTAGTACCACATAATAAATCTCCATAAGCTATGAAGTTATTTATGTTGGTTCGATAACCCTTGGAATGCAGATTGCTTGAGTACCTTTAGGGAAAGAACCCATAACACCACTAAACTCAAAACCAAGACTAGATCGTGCTTGAAAGCACTCTATCATAGTGTCATAAGT